TTATTAAAAACATATGGGTAAAATTTCACTTGATCTTTCTTCTATAAAGGCAGCTGGTGTTTATACCATTGAGATTGATAATTCACAAAGAACAAGTATTACAACAAATGCAGTACGTCTTTGCGTAGGTTTCTCAAATAAGGGCCCTTTCAACCGTCCTGTTTTCCTCCAGAGAGATACTGATAGAACTTCTATCTTTGGCGATATTGATACAAAATTGGAACACAAGGGTTGCTTCTTTAATAGAGCGTTAAGAACATTAATTTCGAATGGACCCGTACTTGCATTGAATTTGTTAAATGTAGATGATAGTTATACAGGACCTGATCAGGTAAACTATGCAGCTATGTCATTGAACGCTGGTAAGGCAAATCCAAAAGTAGAGAAAATGGAAAAATATGCAGAATATGATTATCTTGCAGATTCATTAGACTTTAAGTTATATGAAACTACTACAGGTGATAATATTCCATTCGTTGGTACAACTCCATTTGCTAGCTTGTATAACAGAGCACGTTTCTGGAATGCAGATAAAGATTTGTTAAGTGCAGCAGCTGCTAAGGGTTTAGGTACAATAGACTATACAACTGGTTCTGGTTCTTATGAGCATGGAAACTTATTGAATTTCGCAAATGTAGGTACAGAAGAGATTTCTGTTCTTGTATATAAAGCAGAAAATATTAATGGTTATGATATAACAGCAGAATCTTGGTATGGTGGTGCTTCAAATATCCCATTCGGTTGGATTCGTCCAGGTGATTATATTTCAGATTACTTTATCACAGTAGTTTGTGTTAAAGGTAACTGGACAAATTATCCTGTACTTTCTACTGATCCACTTTGGAGCGCATACTTCGATAAGAAAGGTGTTATAAAGAATAAGATTAGTAATTTCGTTGGAACTGACGGTGTTACATTGCTTGGTTCTTGGACAGGTATTATTATTCCAAACTTTATTGATAAACAAGGTACTAACCTTTCTATTGAACGTAAGATTAATGCTGTAACTGAAAAGACAGGTTTGTTAATGTCTTTCAATGAAGATGCCGCTCACGTATTGAATTTCGACTATTCAGGTATCGATGCAGAATCAGATGACCCAACTTATGGTGCATGGGGTTATGATATTGATGGCGATAATGAAATTACTAGTGAAGATGGTGAATCTGGAACAGAAGCTTATATTGTCGACATGGTTGGTCATGAAGTATTTAAGGGAACTGATACAGATGAAAAGACATTATATTATGAATATCTTAAGAATGATGAAAAAGTTTTCTATGAGCAGTATGATGAAAACGGTAACGGTGTTTCTGGTACTGATTGGACTGCACAGAACTTCATTAATCCTAATGTATTCACAAATACAGAATTTGTATTCTTGGTAAAACCAGATGAGCATCCTGGAAAAGTTGATACACAGGTTTGGTATTTCAGAGATAATCAGGAAAATAGTATCACTGGTACAGCTTATGACCATAATACAGTTCTTACAAGTAAACAACTTACTATAACAAATGAAACTATTTCTGGACAGCAGGTTAAAGTTGCATATATTAAGGATCCAATAATTAAAGCAAAATTGGATGCATTAAATATGGCAAATGGCGTATACTTCCCAGTAGAAGGTCCTGGTTCAGTATATGTTACATTGATTGATGGTAAATATGAATATCGTTTAACAGAAACTGATAACTTTGTACGTATTCCATTCAATACTACATCATTTGCATCTGGTGTATATTTGCCAATGGATTTCATTAATACAAGTATTACTGATGATGATGAAATTAAGCCAACAGCAAATAACTTGAAGAATTTAATTAATAATACATATTATATTCTTTCTGCTACTGGTCGTATGGCAAAGAAAACAATTTCTGATAGCGTTATTAATATTAGATATTATAATTATGGCAATGAAAAAGATCAAGAAATTACAAATGGTACAAGAAATAACGTACAATTATCATTTGTAGTAAATGGTGAAACATACTTTATTAATATCAGTGTAGATGTTAATGAATATGGTTATATTTCATCAGTTGCTCCTGGTACTGCTACAAGTATTAATGGTGCACGTACATTCTTGGATTTCAACTTGCTTACAAGACATGAAATAGAATCTATCACTAATGGTGATGATGATATTTATGGTGTTAATATGAGTATTAATGGTACACCACAGTTCAATGATGCAACAGTTGGATATGTGATGAAACCAGCAGATAATACTGAAGTAGAAGATACTACTGTAGTAGGTATTAACTTCTTGTCATATAACTACTTATTCGATCAGGAAGCTGAAGATGCAGAAACTAATGTAGCTAAAAAATGTATAGCAAACATCAAGAATGTTTACTATTTCAATGATAAGTCACTTTGGGCTGATGCTATGCCAGTTTCTTCAGAAGCTAAGAACATGTTTATTATAACAAATGCTGCTGATTGGACTGATGATAATGTTAAAGTTGGTGATTTCGTACGTAATATTACATACTTCAACAATATCGGTGAAACAATGCAGTATAAGTTGATTCCTGGTATTACACGTGTTGTTAAGAAACAGTTTGTTATTGTAAACAATGGTATTGTAACATGGAAGGGTAAACAATATGAATATGCAGGTCCAATCGATTATGCAAAGAATGGTTCTAAAGGTTTCTATATGTTTACAACAACTGACCCAGTATTGATTGAAAAAGGTACAACAGATGATGCAGTAACATATAACTTCATTACACGTCAGCTTCCTCTTTCAGATGATGTAATTTCTCATTCTTTGAGATTCATCCCAATGAAAGGTTTGAAACTTTCTTCTCGTCACCGTCCAGGTTATGATAAAGATGGAGGTATTTCAATTGAAGGTGGTATTGAAAAGATTTACTCAGTACTTGAAGATCAGGGTATCCACAGAGGACTTTGTAATGAAGCAATGGTTGATTATCGTTATATAATTGATACATTCTCATATGGTCTTCGTGAAAGCTTAGGTGGTAAAGTTTACTTGTCAAGACTTGCTCAAGACAGAGGTAAGTGTACAGCACTTTTGAACATGCCATCAGCTAAGCAGTTCGCAGTATCTACAGATCCTTATTTCTGTGATTCTTATATCCCAGGTACAGGTGTTCGTCCAGGTTTGAATACTAAGTATATCCCAGAAGGTGGTAATACTGAAATGGGTTCTCCAAACGTATTCGGTTTGCCTAATGAAGATGATGGTGCTAAGTATGCTGCAGCATTCTTCCCTAACCTCATTTATTCAGAAAACGGTCGTACAATTTCTGTTCCACCTGCAGCAGATGTTGCTAACGTATTCTACCGTAAGTTTACTGGTGTTAATGATCCATATGCAATCTGTGCTAACTAGAATGGTATCATCAATAACCGTTATGTAACAGGTGTAGAATTCGATGCTGATACATAGGATAGAGAATACCTTGAACCAATGGGTGTTAACACAATTATCCGTGACAGAGGTCAGATAATGATATATGGTAACCAGACATGTTTCCAGGCTATTAAGAGTGACTTCAACAAACTTCATGTTCGTGAAAACCTTAACACAATGGAAATCGAATGTAATGCAATTCTTAAGCAATATAACTTCTTGTATAACACACCAGCAACACGTGCTGCTATTGTTCAGATGCTTACTCCGGTATTATCTACAATGCAGACTTCTGGAGCTCTTGCAGCATACGAGATTATTTGTGACGAAACTAATAATACTCCAGAGATTATCGAAGGTGATTACGGTATCGTTGATATTGCAGTTTGGTTCAACCACGGTATGGAAAAAATTGTTCAGCGTATTACTGTTAACAGATACAGTTCAATGTCAG